GGGCTTGCGTCAAGAGCCTGTAGCAGTTCTTCTTCGTGGAGGGCCTGGTACTTTTAAAACCCAGACTATGCAACATTTGGCCCATGCGTTGGTCTCTAGCGTGGTAGATAATGCCTTGAGACCTTCATTTGAAAACAACCCTGAACGTTTCATTTACAATCGTCAGATTGAAACTGAATATTGGGATGGTTATGACCACGATAAGATTGTTACCATGTTTGATGATCTCCTTCAAATGAGAGATGTAGCAACTGGAGGTGATAGTGAAGTATTTAATGTTATTCGTGGTGTTAATGAAAATGGTTATGATTTACACATGGCATCGATGGATAATAAAGGTTCCACTAAATTTAGATCTAAATTTATTATTGCCACAACCAATTCTGCCAACTTGAATACTCAAAGTATTCATGATCCTAGAGCACTTCTGCGTCGTTTCAAAAAGACTTATACTGTCGTTCCAAAAGCTGGTTATTCAGCACAAAAGGACGGTTTTATTGACTTGATGAATCAAAAGGTAGACGTTTCAAAGCTCCCTTTGGGACCTTTGAATATCTCTTCCACTAACCCAGATAATATTCTGGAATTTCATGAGTATGATTTGTTAAATCGTAGACCTACTGGTGAAGTCGTTTCTTTTAGAGAAATGGTCAATATTTTAGTTAAGCAACATGATTTTAACAAGTTAGCTTATGAACAGAAGGTTATAGAGTTGGGAGAACGTCGTAGAGAGTTTTCTAATGAGATGCAAATTGGCTTTTCATGGATCAAAGATAAGTTTACTAAAGCTTTGTCATATGATGTGCCCATTCAGGACACCTCTAGTCAGTTTTACACTCTTGTTCAAGAGTTTGACGATGATGAGTTTTTCCAAATTAGCACTATGTTCAAGAATTTGAGCAATAAAGATCGCACTTCTTTTGTGCAAAGATCAATCTATATGATGGGAGAATTACATACAATTAATCCTCTAGTTTCCGATGGAGTTTATTTTCATAAGTTACAGACTTTGTATGGGGATGACTTTTATGAATTGATTCTCGATTCCAGTCGTCCTTGCACTATTACAGCATTTCTTGCTGATAAGCCTGAATTTTTAGAGGATATCCCAATTTATGTGAAGCCAGTTCGTGTTGTTTCTAATAGTAAACAATCCGTTGTGGACAAAGTCAAAAATTGTTTGAAATCTTTCAAAGATTCCATCTCTAAACTTGGTGAATATAATGATTGGTCCAGTTGGAAGCAAGTTTTAACCTCAACCAAGACTATTAGTTCTCTAGTTTTACTTTTTGTAGCTACAGCTGGTTACACTGGGTATAAGAAAATTACTCAGAAAGTTTCTCAAGGTGAGTACAAAATGAAGCCAAAGAAGGTTGTTGCTAAAAAAGTTAATGCAGCAAAGTTACGTCAAATGGCTATTCAGCCGCAACATTCTTTAATCAATGATCCTCAAGGTGAGGATATCATTAAGAAAATTACTAAGACTAATTTGTATGAGTGTTCTATTAAGATTGATGATGAAGATTATAGGAAATGCGGTTATACATTGTTTGTTAAAGGCAACGTTGGCGTTGTTCCTCACCATTTTATGGATGTCGTTGTCAATGCTACTTTTGATACTAAGCAATTCGACAACACTTATGTTCGTTTGAGAGGAGCTTTTAATTCTAAAAACGGATTTCATGAAGTTATCTATAAACTTAGTGAATTAGTTAGTTGTTGTTATGACACTCCAACTATGGAGGCTCAAGACTTACTTTGTGTTGTATTTAAAGATTTTAGTCCTAGACCTGATATCACTAAATATTTAGCTACGGCAAAGGATTTGAACTCTTTTAAGAAGGAAGTATGTGTTTTAGCTTCTGCGGGTGATGATTATTCTTACACCAATCTTATGGGAAATGTCAT